CGGCCGATCTATTTTATAATTTATCACTACATCATGTCAGATAAATAAAAATAAAAAAAAATTCAAAAAAAAATACACACAAATTCAGTGTTAAATAATAATTTATTTATTGAGAGTAAAATATCAATCATAAAAAAATGTTTTAAAATATTTTTATAAATTACAAATGAAAAAAATAATTTGTTGTAAAATAAAAAATATAAATTACAAAAAATATTTTAAAAGATTGTAAAAAAGTGGGGGTAAAATATAATACTTTTTTTACTCTAACTTTTTTGTATTTAATAAATTAAAAAAAACTAATGATAATCTTGTGCCAGTAAAATCTTCTGTTTCATGATATTTTTTTGCTCCGTCAAATTTATAAAACTTATTTTTTATATCAACATATTCTGGATCTTCATCATCATTATGCCATACTTTTAATCTGCCACCCTCATAATCACCTAGTCCTATAATATATGAATCACCTATATTATTTTTATCTTTATGTTTTTTTGATTTTTGATTTGAATTAAATTGTATAGTAGTCCATTTGAAATCTGGTTCTGGACTAAATTCGTTAAATAATTTTGTTGAAATATCTAATATATTTTGATATTTTTTCCATTTTAATGCTACACATTGTCTAAATATATCGTCTTTATGTTTTCTATATAATGGTCTGACATTTATTAAACCTAATGCTATTCCCCTGTGTTCTTCATTGCCATATTTTAATTTAGGTCTACTATATATTATCGGCCATTTCACATTTATTAAATAATTAGAATATTTTTCCATATATTTAATTATATATTTTTATTTTGTAGTATCTTCCTGATATTCAAATGTAAATGAAACATATTGACCTGGGCCCGCCAGATCACCTCTAAACTCTGGGATAGTTATTGGTTCAATTTTATGAGAGTTCGTTGCATTATAAACACTAATATCTGTATTATCTACTGCTGGATCTACTGCTACTAATTTAAATAATTCTACAGAAAATGGTTGATTCAAGTATAATAATTGTTTTCCATCGTGTAAAACTTTATATAAATCTTTAAATACTGAAGAGTTTTCGTCTTTTATTGTTTCACCTAAACATATCATTCCAGCATGTTCTATTATTTGTCCATTATTATATTCAAAGAATACACTATTTTTTCCATTCAAAAATGATATTTTTGCGAATAATATAGTATTATTTGAAGTTCCATCGCCATCAGAAATATTAGAATTATCTAAATTATGATATATATGTAATAATTTTAGATATTTTAATTTTAAATGTTGCTCTAATCTAATAGTTTTTTTAGCTGGTGCTGTTGTATCATTTGCTAATTCTTTATTATCTATATCTTGTGATCTTATAGTAAAATTTAAAATAGGCATTTTATATATTATAATAAATAAATTATTTTAAGTTTTTATTTATAAAATTATTTTCTATTAAAATATATAATGAGTGAAGAAAATATTTCATTAGAAAGTTTAAAAAATCCAGAAAAATCAGTACATTTTGAAGTTGAAGAAGTTGAAGAAGTTGAAGAAACACATTTAGAATATAAAAAAAGATTAAATAAAAAAGTTTCAGAGTTTTCTGATGAAGAAAAAGCACATTATAATAAATTAGCTGGTAGATCTAAAAGAAAAAATGATAAAGTTGAAGAAATTAATAAAAAAAATGAAGAAGAAGAAAAATTAGAAAATGAGAAAAAAGTTAATATGTATAATCAATTATTTGTATTAAAGCAGAAGTTCCCTGAAAATACAGGTGAAATACATATAGATAAAGATATGAGTTTGAAAGTTTTAGAAGAAAAAAAATCATTAATTTTACAAATTATTACAACAAAAAATTCAGAAAATGTGGTATTTGAAACTTTATTATTATGTTGTAGATCTGGTGAAAGGGGTTTAAATTATTTTGGTGTTGAGGCACTTGACGGATATGCAGAAAATGTTGATAATATGAAAGCGGATATTATTCCCATACTTAAAGAAATGGTTGATACTGGTGAAATAGATACTTCAATGATGACACCTCAGCTTAGATTAATGATTTTAATGTCATCAGTAGCAGTAAAAACTATAGAGCAGAATAATGACAAAAAAAAAAATCAGAATATTGTGGAGGACTTAGATTCAGATACGCCAGATTTTTAACCTGGAGGCGTTGGGGCTATAATATTTTAGATCTACCTAAATGGACACATAAATATTATTGTTCATGTTGTTGTTCTAGAAAAAAATTATCTATATAGTTCAAATTTCAATTATTTTTTTTATATTATATTATATATGTCATTTGCCTCTGTAGGTGGTCAAACAATTTTTTCAGAATATACACAATTTTATACAAGTGAAAAATCCTGGGGTCTTATTAGTCATTTGATACCTAAAAATAAAATAATATATGAGTGTTGTATGTTAAATAGTAATTTATCTACATCACCTCAACTATTAAATAAATTAACTGGTAATACTGTTTTATATGATACTACACATAATTTTTTAGAATATCATAAATATGAAGATCAATGTGATATTATTATTACTAATCCTCCATTTTCTCCATTAAATCTAAAAAAAGAAATATTAATAAAATTAGTAAAAATAAATAAACCTTTTATTATTATTTTAAATTCTACAAATTTATTTAGTAAATATTTTAGAGAAATATTTAAGGATGTAATGCATGATATTCAAATTATTACACCTTCTACAAGATTATCATTTAATAGATTAAATCAAGAAGATAATACATTAAAAGAATATAAACATATGGGTTTTTATTCAGTTTATGTAGCATATAAGTTTAATTTAAAAAATGAAGATTTGTTTGTAAATTAAAATATTTTTAAATAATATAAACCATGGCAATGTCTGAATCACACAAAGAAGCTATCCGCAGAGGTGTTAAAAAATATCACTCTGAATGTAGAAAAGCAATGGGTAAACCGTCTAAAAAACCCGCCCCTAAAAAAAAATCCCCAGTAAAAAAATCAGCACCCAGTAAAAAACCTGAAATATTTTTTGATACTTTACCTTCTCCACCTAAGAAAAAAAAATTAACTGAAGCAGAAATAAAAAAATTAGAAAAAAAAAATCCCAGAAAACCTGTTAAAAAAAAATTAATTAATACACAACAACAAAAAAGATTAAAAAAAGTAAGAAAGAAAAAAAATTAATTAATATATAAATGGTATCTTATAAAAATAAGTTTAATAAAAAATATGGGCAACCTCCAGATAAGTCAAATTCTTTGTCAGACATCAGCAGATTAACAGGTTTTAAAAAATCTGGATTACAAACTATATATAATAAAGGTGTCGGGGCATATAAAACAAACAGGGCGTCAGTCCGCCCTACAGTAAAATCTAAAGAGCAGTGGGCAATGGCTCGCGTTTATGCAGCGGTCAATAGATCCAGTAAAGCACATAAGATAGATAAAATACATTTAATAAAAAAATAAATGTATAATTAAATGAAAATGGTAATAAAAAAATCTGATAAACCTGGTAAAAAATATCAGGCAAATTTCACTCGTGATAATGGGCGGACTAAAACAACACATTTCGGAGCATCAGGCATGAAAGATTATACAATAACAGGTGATAAAGAAAGACGCAGATTATATAGACAACGGCATAGAAAAGATTTAACTACTAATGATCCTACTAGAGCTGGATATTTATCATATTATATTTTATGGGGTGATTCAAAAAGTATAAGAGAAAATATAAAATCATATAAAAAAAGATTTAATTTAAAATAATTATTAATATATAAATATGCCACAAGGTAAAGGGACATACGGTAATAAAGTGGGACGGCCTAAAAAACCTAAAAATACTACTAAAAAAGTTAATAAGATGAAGGGTAAAAATAAAAAGAAATAATTAAGATAATCTTAATTTAGCATTTTCCATAAATATTTGTTGAAGCATTTTATCTTTTTCTTGAAGTTCTTTAGAATGTTCTTTTTGTATTTCTTTTTTTTGTTTTTCTAATTCTTTTTCATGATCTGCCTTTAATTTATCTATAGCTTTTTTCATTTCTTTTTTATGTGTTTCATTTTGTTTTAATTTTTCATTTAGATCTATATCAGTATTTTTTTCATTTTCTAATTTTTGTATCATATTATAATAATTATCAGATTTATTTTTATATTCGTGTGATAATTTTTTATATGTTTCTTCATTACATTTACATTTTTGAATTTCTTTTCTTAAAATATCTATTTCTTCTATATGTTCCTGACACATAAAAGATTTATGATAATCTTTTTTATATAGTTCTTCAAGATCTTCAAATTTCTTGTCCATATCTTTTTTATATTGTTCATATTTTTCAGTTAATGCAGTTAGATCAATATTTTTTTTAAACATAATATAATAATTTTCTTCACTTAAATTACTATTTTCTTTAATAACAAGTTCATCTTCAATTAAATCAGAATCAAGTAATAATTTTTGTCTTTCTAATAAATTACGCATATATTTATAAAACTTTCTTAAATGTTTATTTTCATTATTTAATAATCTATTTCTTTCTCTAACTTCATCATATTTTTCCATATCTTCATATAAATTAGTTAAAAAACATTTAGAATGAGCTACAGTTCCTATAGCAAATGGTTTTTTAAAATCACATATAGGTTTAAGTGCTTTCTTATCATTTTTATAATGTTCATATAAGGGGTGATCTTTATCTTTAAGTTCTTCAGTATCAGTATCTCGTTTTAATTGAATAATATAATCTATTAATTTAATTGTGTCCATATTTTACTTTTATTATAATATATAGAGTATTTTATTTTTAAGTATTTTATTTTCTGGGGTAAAAAAATATATTAAATATAATTAAAATATTATATTATATAATTTTTTAATTTACTATATAAAATAAACACAAAAATATTATTTATTTACTGGGGGTAATTTGTCTATATAAAAATATTTGACTATAAATATTTTACAAAAAAATAATTAAAAATATTTAAATAATTGAAATTTAATTTATTCAAAAATTGTTTCTCACATATACAAATATTTTATATACAAAAAAAAACATATAGGGATTTTACCCTCACTAATTATTAAATTATTTTATACACAAATACTATATAAAAGTTAAGGTTGTTTAATATTTTCTTGTTCAGGTTCATGATCTAATGATAATCTCGGAGTAGATCCAGTATGTCCAGTTTTTTGTAATTTTTCTTCTTGTATGATGGCGTCTACATCTCTATCACATTTTATACAACAACAATTAATTTTTTTACATTTTGATTTTTGTATTATAACTAATAACGCACCTAAACTTGCACATACTCCAGCTATAAAAACTCCTAACTCAGTTAGATTAAATTCGTCTAATTTATTTAATATTCTATGTCCACCTATATATTGAATCGGACAAACTCTCTCCCAGGGTCTTAAACATTCTGCTAATGATGGACAATAACTATATCCACAAGAAATACAACACCCATACTCGTCTCTTACTCCGCCTAAAATCATATATATAATATATACAATTATTTTTTACTAGCAGAAAAACCTTCGGGTGCTGATTGTTGTTTTAAATTATCTATAAATATTTCATATCCAGCTCCTGCTACGGCGAATGCTATATATTTATTCATACCTTTAAATCTTTGATCTACTAAATAAAATAAACTTGCATGTTCAATCACCGCTAATGCTTGGTCAGGCACATTATCAACAAATCCAGAAGTGGTGTATTTTATTAATCTCGGCATATTTTTTATATATTATTAAATATTTTATTTAGAATAATTTTCTTTTTGTAATTTGTGTTTCTCCTACAACATTTTTACATTTATCATCAGTTTTTTGATCCATTATTAATTTATCTTCATCAAAATGTAAAAACTTATTTTTTAACATATTTAACTCTGATTGTGTTAATGTTGATTTTAATTCTTGTATTTCATCATATTTTAATGGTCTTTTACCGTGTTTAACAGGTCTAAATGTTTCTTTATAAGGTGTAATGATTCTGGATCTTTTATTTGGTTCATATTCTTTGGCTGGCACAGGCACATGGTTTGGTTCATCAGAAAAACCTTCTTTATCAAAATCTGATTTAATATCTGCTGTTTTTTTATCTCTTTTATCATATTCAATATTATCGGCAGTAATAAATGGTTCATTGATACTCATATATGTTGGAAATAAATATCCTGATAATACTAATCCTAATGTATAACCTACAGAAAAACCTGATAAAATACTCGGGGCATACTGTTTTAAATTTTCTAATACACTATAATCAGTATTTATTATTTCTTCTAATTGATTATTTATTAATGTTGTATAAACTCTTGAATTGTCTACATCCCTATTTAATCTATCTGTTAATTTTTCTAAACTTTCTAAATTAGTATTTATTTCAGATAATCTTGATTCAACATTATCTATAGATCTTCTTATTACACTTGCTTCACCTATTTCTTTTGGATCAAGACCTGCTCTTAATGAAGTATATTTTTCTATTAATTTTTCTTGTTGATCAGTTAAAAATCCTCTTTCTTGATATTGTCTGTATGCTCCACTTCTTTCTAATGAAGCTAGTTCTTGATTTGCTCTTTCTATTCTGCCTTCTAACTGTCTTATTAAATCATACTCGTCATTTATAATATTTCTTAATGTATTTTTATTTCTAACAGATACATATGAATATGCTATGTAAGACGATGTAATGCCTGATAATACTGGTAATATATTTCTAAATGTATTTCTAAAATTAACATATAATGCTTGATTATCATTAAAATATCTTTGATATCTTAATACTTGTTGTTCAGGTGTAGGCACTGGTATATCTTCTCCAGTTCTAAGATTTATTGGTTGTGTGCCTCCAGGTATTACAGGTGGTTCAAATCCTGGTGGTGCTTCTGGTATTAATCCAGGTGCCTGTGCTGGATCTCGGACAGGCCCTATAGGGCCTCTTATGGGGCCTTGTGCTAATTCAGTCAATATATCACCTACAGGCACTTCTCCAGGTCTTCTAGGTCTTGTATATGGTTGTTCTACAGGTGCTGCTGCCCTTTGTCTTTCTCTAAGTTCTTCTGCTGTAAATATTACTTGTGGTCTTACTTCTATCTGATCTAATCCTAAACTATCATATGTTCTAACTAAATCACCTTTTCTATTAACTACACCTCTTAATATTTCAAGTTGTTCATCAGTTAAATTATCATAATCTTCTTGTCCTATAGCAGATATTATCCGTGCGTCTCTAAAATCTGGTATATTAGAATCATCTAACTGTTGATTTTGTTCAGGCGGTTGCTCGGGCCTAACATATAATCCTTGTTCAATAAATCCATTAATATATTCATCTGAAGGTATGCCCATATATACACCGTTGCTCATCATGTATGATTTATTATATGGATATTCTTGTGCTGTATAAATAATCTGGTCATTATATCTTTCTTCTTGGTCTGATACACTTGCATGATTTAGTAGCCATTCATATTGTAGTTCTGATAATTGACTAGGTCGTCCATCATTCAAATCTCTAAATTCTTTTTCTTGTTGGACTAAATCGTAATTTGCTTCAAACTCTCTATACATACTAAATCTATATGGATCTCTTATTGGATCCCTTGGATTATATTGTGATATTTCTTGTATTCTTTGTTGTGTTTCTAAAAATGTAGATCTACCCCCTAAAAAATCAGCGAATACTCCAGATAATGCTTCATAATCAGATTGTGTCGGCCTTATTTCTAACTCTTGATATGTAGGTTGTATATCTTGTAATCTTGCTATATCACTGTCAGAAGGTATAGGTGTTTTACCTCTATTAGAATAAAAATAAAATATCCCTGAATCTTGTTCTTCTAATATAGGTTGTCCATTATATAAACCTTCTCTTCTTAAAAATGCTAGTTGATCCTCCGACAAATTTCTGGGTTGTCCATCATTTTCTTGTCTATAATTATATTCATCATCAATATCAACAAATAATTCTAATAAATCTTCTCTAACATTTTCTACAGTATCTAAACCTTGTATTTGTTGGACATTACTTCTAAACTGTAATCTTTGTGCTTCTCTAAACTGTGGATCACTATTTAAATATTGTGTTGCTAAATACATTATTTCTTCTCTTTGTTGGTCTGTTAATTGTGTTTGTGCGTGTCTATCTGGATTATCTTGTATATGTATTTGTCTTTCTGCTTCTGTTAAATAATCAACTTCTTCTCTTTGTTCTCCAGTTAAAGGGTCAAATGGTACTGCTCTTGGTAAATATAATCTACTAGGTGTGCCGTCTACCTGTCTAACTCTATTATCGTCTATATATTGTCGGCCGTTTTCATCAGTATGGATATGTCTATATTGTAGATTTAATGCTAAACCTCTACCTGAAGGGTCATGCTGGTTTCTTAAAAATTGTAATTGATTAGGTGTTAGATCAGAAGGTTCTCCATGATTTTGTGATCTTAAAGCGAACTCCATATTTGCTGACTGTGCTATTTGATCAACTCTTTCATTACTATATCCTAAATTAACTAAACTTTCTCTTAATCTATGATAATCGTGTGTCCCACTAGTCCCATAATAATTTTCTAATGCTGTATTTAACTGTCCAGCCTGTGCTTCTTGTATATTTTCTGCTAGAGAAGATATATGTCCAGAATCAAAATTGCCAGATTGTGATTGGTGTTGAGGTAAATTAAATGTATCAACTTCATCTCCCATTTTTATAAATATAAAATAAAATAATTTTTAATATTTTTTTATTTATTATATATATAAAATGCCACCCCGTCTATTATTAAAAGGTGATAAAAACTTTTATGGAGAGTTAAAACCTACAGGTGCTATGACACAAGCGGAGTTAGAAAGACCCGCTCCACCGCCTAATCCTATGAGTAATGTTAAATTATCAAATCCTATACAGAGAGAAAATGCAGTTAACAGAATAACTGCAGATTTAAATAATCCCGAAAATTTAGGGTCATCAGAAAATCCTACTTTTCAAGGTGAATTACAAAGACCTGATATAAATAAATTACAAGATCAGCCAGATAGTATAGGTCAAAAAATAACTAAGTTTTTAACAGCACCTATAGTTGAAGTTTCTGATACTGATAGAGAAAATCAAAAACGCCGTGCCACCGCCAGAATAGTTGGAGACGAATCAATAGCACCTGCTACTAATGAAATAAGACCCGTTGGTGAAGTGCCTATTAAAGTTGGATCAGATATAGTTGAAGGTGTTAATAAATATATTGGTGATAAATTATTTCAAGCAGTATTATTGATCGGTGGTATTTATTTAGCGGGACAATTTGTCCAGGGTGTTGGTAAATCTGTTTCATCTAAAAAATCTGAAGATTAATTAAAAAATTTAAAAAATTAAATTAAGTAAAAATATCTAAAAAAAAAATATTTTATAAAGTATAAAAATGTCAAATCCACAATTAATTCATAGAGCGAATGAAAACTCTTCATTATTTAATACTGTTAAGGCGAGAAACAGTAAACAGAATGTTTTTGATTATGTAAATGAAGGTGAGCTTAATGTATGTGCTTATGCTAAGTCCAGAATTATAGTGAATCCTACAACTTCATTAAACGGCGATGGTGGACAAACAATTAAATTTGAATTGCCTAACTTCGGGCTTCTTGCTGATATGTATTTACAAACTGAATTTGCTAGAGGTGATACTAATGCTGATACTGGTAATAAAGATTGCTTTTTAGTAGATATGGCGGGTGCCTTTACATTTTCTAAAATTAGAGTTGTATATAATGGTAATACTGTTTTTGAAACTACTCCAGAACATTTAGTTGCTTCTTTATATGCTCGTGCTAATAGAGAACAGAGTTTAGTGCTTGACGGTATGCTTGGATCTGGTATTATTGGTGCTTCTGATGATACACACGGTAATTTAGAAGGTCGTAAGGCTATGGCTTCATCCTTTGGTGGTCAAAAATTATCTTGTCCACTTAAATGTTGGTTTAGTGAAAGTGTTGGTAGAAACTTTGATTTATATAGTCTTTCTAGTAAATGCTTTTTAGAAGTAGATTACAGACCTATTCTTGACGTCCATGGTAAAGCGGAGACTACTGCCGACCGTATTACTTACGCTGGATCTAACCTTATCTGCTACTTAAATGAATTATCCCCACAAGAACTTGCTGCCTATCAGTCCCGTAATTACGCACCTAACAGTGTATCTTCACAGTTAGGATACACTACTACTTTACTATCTGAAAGTGTTGCTTCCCCTGTCCTTGCTACAGCTACAACAAAAGGTAATACAATTAAAATTAATAGTATTAGTGGATTAGTCCGCCGTATGTATGTATTTGCTACAATTGACTCAGACCGCTCTAGCACTTCTGATAAAAAATATATGAATCTTGTAGATATTTCTTCTGTTAAATTATCTGCTAATAATCAAACTATTTATGAAATACAAGATTGTGGTATTGGTATAGATAATGTTAATAGATCTTCTGGTAATGGTTATCAAACAGATCAGTTTGTAGAAATGTATCACAATAAATTAACTGGCCCTTGTAATAGTGCCGTTGGATCAGACACTTATAAACTTATGGATATTGGTGTTGATAAATCTGTTGGTAAAACTACTGGTGATCAATTTGATTTTGCTAGAGTTAAAGTTATTAATTTTGGTATGAATCCTGATGATTATTCTAGTGCTGATGGATCACTTGCATTATCCCAGGTTAATGTGCCTGAACTTGAAGTTAAGTTTCCTACAGGCACTTCTGGTGCCCATACTGTCCATGTAGTAGCAGAATTAATTACTCTTAATACTTATAATGTATCTGCTACTGGACAGATTAACTTTAAATCTATTTCTGAATAAATAATATATAATATAAATATATATGTATTTTGAATATTGTGAAATATTTAATAAAAAAATATATAAAATAATTAAATTTGTTATAATAAAATGCCCAGAGTTGTATCAAGACATTCTCTCAGAAGAATAACAGAAGAAAAAGATAATAAAGAATATTTTAAAAAACTTGAAATAGAAAAAGTTAAAAAAGAATCTAATTTAACTGCTGAAATAAAAGATCAAGAAAAATCTAATTTAAAAGATCCTTGATTTTTTACTAACATTTTTTGTTTATATTCATAAGGTTTATCTAATATTTTATGTAAACCTTCAATACTTATATTTTGACATTTTAGATTTAATATAATATGTATTAGATCTATTTTAGATAATTTAATTAATTTACCTATATCTTCTACATTTAATTCTTTTGATACAGATAAATGTAATAATCTACATATTTCACTACAAAATTGATTATTTTTAGAAGGCACGGCTGATTTATAACTACAATAAATACATAACATTTTATTTTTTTTAGCATAATGTGTATCTTTAAAATCTATTAAATCATCAGACATTATATATTAAAATATATTTTTTTATTCTAATCTTAGCGTTATAGATATAGAATTAATATCAGAAAATGCGTCTGTAGTGCCTGACATTAATGCCCAGTCTTTAATTATGCCGTCTGTCATTACATCCCTAAAATATAAATTAAATACTAATGATTTACCACTTGCCCATGTCTGAGGCCTGTTAGATATTAATTTATATGGATATGAATGAGACATAGTATTTCTTGTAGATACAGGTTGAGACCCGACCTTCCCTGCATATCCTATAGGTATAAGTCCATTAATATTTTGTGCTGTATTTAATGTTTCACCTGACCCGTCCCCTAAACTATATAAAACACAATCGGCCTGATCTAAAAAATCCATATGTATACCTAGAGGTGAAGTAATAGTTGTAGATACACTGCCTAATCCAGCTCCACTAGTAGATTTATCAATACTATTTTCTAATTTTTCATTAAATATATTATATTTAACATCCTCAAGATAAAGGTTTTTAAACTTATATTCTTTAGTTGTAGTAAATGTTGCTTGTCCTGTTGTATTTTCACCAGTAAAACTAAAAGTTAATAATACCATTTTTATTATATATAATATATTTTTTTATTCATATTCTTGTCCTAATTTAAACTTTTTATTTATAATATCTGCTTCATAAAAAAAACAAAAATCTTCAAATTTATCTGAATTTGTTGTATTTAAAATAGTTAATGTTTGATATCCTACTGCATATTTATTTATTAGATCTAGTCCATCCTTTTTATTATCATTAATAGATAAATATTGTTTATTTAATGCGTCTTTATTATCAAAATTACTTTGTTGAAAACAAAATATAATATCTACATTATCTCTTTGAACTGGACTAAAATCTTTTTTAATATATTGATAACATACTATTAATGATATCTGATAATGACGGGCACATATAAATAATTTATCTAATATTTTTTGTTGTTTATTATCATTAGTAGCTATAATATCGTCAATAATTAATAATATTCTATGATTACCTTTAGGATTATTTCTTATTAAATATTCTTGCCTCTTCATGATTCTTTCTATAGTATCAACTTCAACTTCATTATATCTGAATTCGTAGGGCACAAAATCAAATCCATTAGCAGCGATCTCTGATGTCGGGGAAAATAAAAATACATTTTTTATTTTACCTCTAAAAAAATTATAACATAAATCTTTAGTTAATACGCCTTTACCCGCCCTTCTCCGACCTGCTAAAACTATACTAGGATTATCAGGAATATCAGTAAGGTCAAATTGTAATAACTCACTCATTATATATTATTATAAAATAAAATTATTTATCGTCCATTTGGTAATGGTAATTGTGGTAGGACTTTTTGGACAGTAGGGCGGACTACAAGATCATATCCTACACTAGCAGCACCCAGCCTGAAACCTTGATTAACGGTGCCCATACTAAATACGGGTTTGCGTTCAAAAACAGCTCTATTTACTCCAGCGATCATTACACCTCTTAGAAGTGAATCAATAATAGTTTGTGTATCCATTTTTATACATTATATAATTTAAATATTTTAAATAATTTTATACTTAATTTTTTCGTATTTTTATGAAAAATAAAAAAAAATAAAAAAAAATGTTTGATAAATATTTTTTATATTTTTTAATATTTATATTAAAAATCTTGAATTTGTTTTATTTTAATCAAAACTAATTAAAATAGGTTTATCTAATTTTTTAAATGTTGGATAAATTAATTTTTCAACTTTTACATCGTCAATAACAGATTTTTTTTTATTTATATATACACCTCTTTGTTCTGGTAATTTCATTTTCATTTTTTTAAATATGTCATATTCTAATGCAGTTATTTGATCTGTCTTTATTCTATAATATAGCTGTTGATAAACTCTTTTATATTCTTTGCTCCATTTTTTCATATTTAATATTTCTTGTTCATTAAACATTATTTTATATTTACTTTATGTTTAGATTTAAATTTAAACTTTATTTCAGGTGTACCATTTTTTCTTTCATATGCCTGGACAAGATTCGGATATTTATTAACTAAATATTGTTGTGCTACTTTATTTCTATCAAATCTATCAGTGCCTAATCCACCTTCAGCATTATATTTAGTTGAAAATGTCAAATCATTTCTTCTAACTACACCTTCATCTTTCAAACTAAATAAAATACATTGTTCATAATCTTCTTTAGTTTCAGATAATTCATGGGGATATAAAAAATTATCGTGTCTATTTATATATCCGTGAAAAACTCCTACACAAAAATATAAGCCGATCGCTGTATTATCGTTCATCCAGTAAGGGTTTCCGTGTGCTACAACACCCCATAAATATTTATTATATAACTGACATACTGTAAAACTACGCAGTATTTCATATTCAATATTATAAATAGTTTTTAATGTTTTTTTTCCATTAATAATTTCTAACATTTTAAAATCTTCTATGTCATCATCGCAGGATACAATATATTTACCTGGATCAAAATATTGACTAATAAATATTCTTTGATTTCTAATACCTAATTTACCTATAATTATTTGATTAAAAGAATCAGGATCCAGATAATTTAAATATTTTAATCTTTCATCATTATTTGCTACAAAAATATATATTCTATCTTTATTAATTTTATTTCTTGCTAAAGTTTTTAATGTTTTTTCTTTAAGTTGTTTATGTCTATTATAACTTGGGATCGCTATCACATAATTCATGGCACTGTTTAAATTATTTAATACATAAGACATTTTATAAAATAATATATATTTTATTTTTAATTATTTATCGGAGTAAAAAAAGTATTATATTTTACCCCCACTTTTTTACAATCTTTTAAAATATTTTTTGTAATTTATATTTTTTATTTTACAACAAATTATTTTTTTCATTTGTAATTTATAAAAATATTTTAAAACATTTTTTTATGATTGATATTTTACTCTCAATAAATAAATTATTATTTAACACTGAATTTGTGTGTATTTTTTTTTGAATTTTTTTTTATTTTTATTTATCTGACATGATGTAGTGATAAATTATAAAATAGATCGGCCG